GAATGGTTGGAGGAGGCCATCAGCCTCGTGTCAGTGCTGGCAGAGGACGCCCGGACGCCCCGGCCTGACCCGACCGGGCAGGCGGAGCCGTTCGGATACCAGGGAGAAGGCGAGTGACAGACCTTGACCGCATCCTACAGGAGGTGGGGAGTGAGTACGGCCAGCAGAGGCATGCGCTGCTGGCCCGCTCCCGGGGCCGCAAGGACGTTGCCGGGGCGAGGATGGTCGCCATGTACCTCGCCACCCGGCTCTGCCCCTCGCAGTCCCTGACCTCCATCGGCAGGCACTTCGGGCGGGACCGCACGACAGTGAGGCACGCCCGTATCAAGGTGGGCGGCATGAACGACAAGAGAGTGAAGAAGCTGGAGGCCCGCATTGCACGCACAATTGCCCCTGTTCACGCCTGACAGCTCCTGGACCCCGCCCTCAATGGCTGACCTCCCAACGGACTGGGGCCGGGGGAGGGTTGGGCTGGACACTGAGACCCGGGATGACCACCTGACCACGATGGGCCCCGGTGTCCGCCGGGGCGGCTTCATCGCGGGCATCAGCTTTGCGATTGAGGACGGGCCGGGCTTTTACCTGCCTATGAGGCACGGGGACGGGGGCAACCTGGACCCCCAGCAGGTCCTGCGCTACGTCCGGGACATGGCCAAGAAGTTCCCCGGCTCCCTGTGCGGGGCCAACCTTGGCTATGACCTGGACTTCCTTGCCGAGGAGGGCGTTGAGTTCCCCGAGGTGGAGTGGTTCCGGGATGTCCAGGTGGCGGACCCCCTCATCAATGAGCTTCACATGAGCTACAGCCTGGCAGCCATCAGCGAGCGCCGGGGCATCCCGGGGAAGGATGAGGGCCTGCTCATGGAGGCGCTGGCTGCCTACGGCTACAAGGGCCGGTCAGCCAAGGGGGGCCTCTGGTCCCTCCACAGCAAGTTCGTGGGACCCTATGCTGAGCATGACGCCCGGCTCCCTCTCACCCTCCTCCGGCGGCAGGAGAGGGAGATTGAGGAGCAGGACCTGTGGGAGGTGTACAACCTTGAGAGCCGGGTGCTGCCCGTCCTCGTGAAGATGCGCCGGAGGGGTGTGAGGGTCAACGAGGACCGCCTGGCGCAGGTGGGCGACTGGGCCCGGGAACAGCAGCAGCTGGCCATCGACGCGGCCAACGAGTTCTGCCCGACCGGCCACCGCCTCGCCCTGATCGACATTACCAACACGGGGGCGCTGGCCCTGGTCCTCCGGGGCCTCGGGGTGGAGCTGCCCAAGACGGCAAAGAGCGGCAAGGACAGCGTCACGGCGGATGTGCTAGACGGCCTCAACCACCCGATAGGGGAGCACCTCCGCAGGGCCAAGAAGATGGCCACGCTGCGCTCCACCTTTGTCGAGCCCGTCCAGAAGCACCTGACCAACGGGAGGGCCCACTGTACCTTCAACCAGCTCCGCCGGGAGAAGGATAACGGCAGCGGGGACAGCGAGGGCGCTGCCTATGGGCGGCTGTCCTCTGCCAACTTCAACTTCCAGAACCAGCCCGCCCGGGACCCAGAGATTGGCCCCATGTGGCGCTCCATCTATGAGCCTGACGAGGGCCTCCAGTGGGCATCGCTCGACTACTCCCAGCAGGAGCCCCGGCAGGCCGTCCACTTCGCTGTTGAGGCAGGCCCGGCCCAGATCGGGGCTGCCGCGCACGAGGCGGCGCTGGAGGCAGCGCGGCGCTACCGGGAGGACCCGTCAACGGACTTCCACCAGATGATGGCTGACATGGCCGGGATTGAGCGCAAGCCAGCCAAAAACATCTTCCTGGGACTGTCCTACGGGATGGGCGGGGCCAAGCTCTGCCGCGACCTCGGACTGCCCACCTTCTGGCGGCTCAGCTGGCAGAAGGGCCGGAGGCGGCAGTTCAAGGACTTCGCCACCCGGGAGGAGGTCATGGAGAAGGCGGAGGCCGGGCGCAAGGCAGGCTACAAGGTCCGGTACTGGGAGGCAGCGGGGCCGGAGGGTCAGGAGCTCACCGACACGTTTGACCGCCGGGTGCCGTTTGTCCGCAAGATGGCGAACCACTGCCAGGACATCGCTGAGGCCCAGGGATACATCAAGACCCTCTCCGGGCGGCGCTGCCACTTCCCCCTCAAGGACAACGGGGAGTGGGACTGGACGCACAAGGCGTTCAACCGCCTCATCCAGGGCTCCTCCGCTGACCAGACCAAGGAAGCAGTGGTGGAGATGGACCGCCTGGGCTATCCCCTCCAACTTCAAGTTCATGACGAGGTTGACTTCGGGGTGCGCGACCGGGCGGAGGCCCAGCAGGCAGCCCTGGTGATGGAGAACGTGAGACAGCTCAACGTGCCCATGAGGGTGGACGTCGAGGTGGGCCCCTCGTGGGGTGAGGCAGAGTGACAATTGATGTGGCTTCCCGGCGCGGTGCCGGGAGGTTATTCTGGAGGCTTCCCTGGAGCAGAAATGGAGGACAACTGTGACAATCTTGAGTGGACAGTCTATCATGCGGCGGAGGCCGGTGGTGAGCCCGCAACCCAGGACAGAGGTGGAGGCGGACGGCCAGCGCTTCACCTACGGCTGCAGCCCGGCGGGGTATGACCTCCGGCTGGACCGGGTCAAGGGAGCCTACCAGCTGGGCGAGCACCTGTGGAGGCTTGACCCCGGGGAGTTTGCCCTTGCCAGTACCATAGAGGAGTTTCAGATGCCCCCTGACCTCCTCGGGGTGGTCCACGACAAGAGCAGCTGGGCCCGCCGGGGGCTTGCCTGCCAGAACACAGTGATTGAGCCGGGCTGGCGGGGCTTCCTGACGCTGGAGCTGACCAACCACTCCCGGGAGCCCCTCTGCCTCCGGCAGGGTGTTGGCATCTGCCAGGTAATCTTCCACCTCCTGGATGAGCCCACGTTCCACCCGTATGACGGTGTTTATCAAGACCAGGCGGCTGGCCCGCAGGAGGCCCGCTGATGGAGACGCAGGAGAGAGGCCCGGGGCGCTACCGGGTGACCCATGTCCCCTCGGGGGCTACCTATGAGGATGATGCGGAGGACCTACAGCGTGCCTGCTCCCGCCAGCGGGGCCTGCTTGCCGATGGGCTCCACCGGGACCCGGGGCTCACCAAGGCATATGAACAGTCCAACAAGATGAACATCACCGACCGGCTGGATGAATTCAAGTTTGAGAGGGTCCCATGCGCAAGATAGTCCCACAGAAGCAGGCCAACAGGCACCTCCCAGAGGAGGGGCTGTATGGGGACTGCCACCGCACAGCAATTGCCGTCCTCCTCGGGCTGGACAGGGATGAGGTCCCGCACTTCCTCCACGACAACTGCGGCTCAGGCGTGTTCCGGGAGCGGGTTCAGGAGTGGATGGACGCCCGGGGACTGATGGAGATTTGGTTTGTGTATGACGGCACCACGGACCTTCAGCAGATACTCTGGTCAATGGATCACACCAACCCCGGCCTGCCGTTCCTCCTCGGGGGCCGGAGCCGCTCAGGCGTCAACCACACTGTGGTCTGCCAGGGCGGGGAGATAGCCTGCGACCCCTCTCAGACAGACGCTGGGATTGTGGGCCCCACGGACCCTGATGGCTTCTACCACGTGACCTTCATCGTGAGCAAGGCCCCCTATGCCGAGTGAGAAGCAGATGTGGGACGTGTTGCGGACCCCCATGGTGAAAATGAAGCTGGACCCGGTGCGCGTGGAGAACCCAGCGCTGCCGGGGACGCCTGACGTCAACTACATTGAGGGCTGGACAGAGCTGAAGCATGCAGACAGGTGGCCGCCCCGGGGCGGACCCCTCCAGCTCAACCATCCACCGACCCCGGAGCAGCGCACATGGCTCCTCCGGCGGTGGCACAACGGCGGCAACTGCTGGCTGACCCTCCGGGTGGGCCGTGAGTGGCTGATATTCCGGGGATGCGACGTGATCACCCTTTGGTCTGATACGCGGGACGCTCCCCCCAACAAACAAGAGCTGGTGAACGCAGCTGCCTACCGGGCGATTGGCCCGGCGGACGTGGCGCTGTTCCTGGCCAGAGGGAGACGTGAAGGATGAAGGGAAACACATCAGAGGCAATACAGTTCCTCCAGGCTTGGGCCCCCGAGGGTCCCTGGGTCCTGACTTCGATCATGGTTGACGGGGGGCGGACAACCACAGTCACCTTCCAGGCCGGGGAGCAGAAGCCAATGGGGGACTGGCTGGAGGAGCGCCAGGGCAAGCAGAACATCTACTTCACCGTCAATCCAGTCATCAAGGCTGCGAAGTCAAAGCCCAAGAAGACAGAGATCAGGGGGATGGCTGCGCTACACGTGGACGTGGACCCGAGGCCGGGCGAGCCCCTGGACAGCGAGCGAGAGCGAGCTGAGAAGATGTTGCGGGAGTTCACGCCACCGCCCACCGTCATCATCGACAGCGGCGGGGGCTTCCAGGGCTTCTGGCTTCTTGACGAGGAGCAGCGGACAGACGGCAGCGAGGAGAAGGCAGCGGCCATGGAGGCATACAACCTCCAGGTTGAGGTGCTGCTCCAGGCAGACGCCTGTCACAACATCGACCGCATCATGCGCCTCCCGGGCACCGTCAACGTCCCCGGGGAAAAGAAGCACAAGAAGGGCCGGGTGGAGGCCCTCGCCCGGGTGGCGGATGCCGACTGGTCCCGCATCTACAGCCTCAAGGAGTTCACCCCGGCCCCCCGCGTCCAGACCACCGGACCCGGGGGGCCGCAGGTCAAGCTGTCAGGGAACATCCCGAGGTTGGAGAGCCTTGACGAGCTGCCCCCGGAGGTGACGCCCCGGACCAAGATGCTCATCGTCAACGGCGATGACCCGGATGACCCGACCAAGTACCCCAGCCGCTCAGAGGTCCTGTTTGCGGTCCTGTGTGAGATGATACGGGCGCGGGTGGATGACGACATGATCGCAGCGTGCGTGCTTGACCCGGACTACGGGATCAGCGCCCACGTCCTGGAGCAGCCGCGCCCGCAACAGTACGTGGCCCGCCAGATACAGAGGGCCCACGAGGAGGCGATTGACCCCTGGCTGCGCAAGC